TGTTTCGTCATTTTTCTTATCGGTACTAATACGTGTAAACTCTTCCAATTCCTCATCATACATTTTACTACTCAATTCAACAAAAACAGGTGTAACTATTTTTTCAGGTAAATCAAGAATATCATTCTTCATTCTTCTTAATACAACGTGTTTTGTTCTTTCACGAAGTTCATCTAAATTACTTGCACCACTTGTGTTCCACACTTTACGATTACCAACTCTAAATTGATATCCTTTACAGTATCTACGAACATAAGATTGCCAATTTAAAGTTAATGGAGACTCAACAATCTTTAATAGATTAAAATAGTTAATTGGTCTTGAGGTCATTGGTGTTCCTGTTAATAACCAAACCTTAGGTATGGTTTCAAGAACATCATTTAATAATCGAGTTCTGTTTGCGGTTGCGTTTGAAATGTAGTGAGCCTCATCTACGATTGCCAGGTCAAAATTGGCATTAACCAAAAGTTTATAATCGTCGCTATCCTCGCTCTTGTCTGTAGTGTGGTAGTTCTTAATAATATCATAATTAATAATGTAGAAATCAAAAGTAGAACCCCATTTACGTCCTTCGACAATTAAAACTTTTCTATCTGAATAGTTTTTTATTTCCCTCTCCCAATTTATTTTTAAAGATGCGGGACAAACAATAAGTATCTTCCTTGCTTTACTTTCTAACGATGCAATAACGGCGGATGTTGTTTTACCTAAACCCATGTCATCAGCTAAAATAAATTTATCGTTTGCCAATAGTTTCTCAATGGCAATTTTTTGATGTTCCATTGGTGGTCTAACGTCGTACTTACTATAATCTATAATTCGGTTAAGTTTTTTCTCTTCTTGCATTACTGCAGCCTTTGGTAACCACATTGCACTATTTTGTTCAGTTTCTAAAATTTTACCCCATATATGAAACGCCTTGTCAGATTCACACAATAGTTTTTCACACCAGATTTGTTCGGGTACCGTCGGTAATAATCTTTCTTCTTGAATTTTTTCACCAAAAGTTGAAACAATTTTAATATGTTTTCTTGCAATCTTTGGAGTTATCTGATAATATTTTTGTACATACTCAGATTGAGGTCTTGTTAACTTAAAATTCTTAACTTCCACAAATTTTCTTTTCCAATCTAATAGTTGATTGTTAGAACCTTCATAGGTTAATAATATATTTCTCGCCTCAATTTCGGGAATCTTAGTTTCCATATTAAAATATACATAAATAGAATGTAACATTAAACTATTTATTAGGATATGAACAATAAACTACCTATTACCAGAATGTCTAAATTCCTATCTCAGGATGACTTCGATTTGAATATTCAAATGGGTGAGGAGTATCTTCATGGGGATTTAAACATGAAATTGGTATTATATAGAGTGGACAGACAAAAGACTGAAAATGATGATGTATATGCCGAAGTGGGAACCGATGAAATCAAATATTTCCCACCAATCGAATTTAATGGTTTAGTTAAAATAGAGGAACCAAAGAATACAGCATATAAAACAGGTTTACTTAGATATTTGGAACCAGGTAATATGATACTTTCCGTTTATATTAAACATTTAGAAGAGTTGAATATTGATATTAGATACGGTGATTATGTTGGATATCCTGAATCCGAAACAAGAACAAGGTTTTATACCGTTACAAATGACGGAAAGGTAACGTCGGATAATAAACATAATATGTTTGGATATAAACCATATTATCGAACAATAACGTGTACACCAGTACAAGATTCATCATTTAGAGGAGTATAACATGGGAATACCAAAAAGAAAACTTAGTGTAACACTATATCCTGAAAAAATATTAGTGGAAAGAAGACAAGAATTGTTAGAAAAAATAACAAAGTCAGACGCGTATTTACCCGAATCAATATTACATGATGATATGGATATGGGATTTTTGGAATATGTAAATAAGAATTTTAAGGTAGTTTCAAATAACGTTCAAATACCAATTATTAATAAAATATTAACCATTCAAAGATGGGGTGAGTTTACACAAAATTGGAGTTTTAGTAATGAGGATGGAAATATGGAACTTCCTTTTGTTGCAATTATAAGAAAACCAGACGTTCAATATGGTACCAATCCATCAGTACAAAGAACAATACCTGATAGATATCAATTTCACTATGCCACCGTACCTACTTGGAACGGAACATCAATGGGTGCCGATATCTATAAAATTCCACAACCAATTCCGGTAGATATTTCATATGAAGTTACCATTATTTGTAATCGTTTTAGGGATTTGAATAAGTTTAATAAAAAAGTACTACAAAGATTTCCATCAAGACAAGATTATACAAAAGTAAAAGGTCATTATATACCTATAGTATTAGATAGTATTGATGACACAAGTCCAATGGAAGCATTGGACGGACGTAGATTTTATATGCAAAATTATAAATTTACAATGTTAGGGTTCTTAATAGATAGCGATGAGTTTGAGGTTAGTCCCGCTGTTAGTAGACTATTTATTATGAGTGAATTTACAAATGAAAACGCAAATATGAGAAAATATCAAAATAAGTCGCTTAGTTTAACTAACGTTAACTTTACGGGAGATGGAACACAAACATTATATAGTGTAGGTGAAAGTATTGGTACTTTATTTGGAGTATCGGTTAATGGGGTTTTACAAGAAAAAGGTGCCGATTTTTATCACATTACATATACACATAAAATAACATTTGTTACGCCACCTCCTGCGAACGCTTTAATACTGATAACATATTATAAAGGTAGAAACAACGTTATATTAGATACCTACGGTAAGGTTATTCAAGTTGATAAACAAGTCTTCACATATGACGGATCTTCAATTACGTTCACATTATCAAATCCAATTAGTAGTGTTATTACATTAGATATTAACGGATTGGTTGAAGACGAAGGTAGTGGATATACCGTTGGAGAACAGTCAGTTACTTTATTAGGGTACCCTGTTGTTGGTTCTGTAATTACCGTTTCTTACTTATATTAAGACTCCCCATATATATCTTTTTTGGGTTTACATAGGTCTTCTATGAACTTTTCTAATAATTTATAAATTTTTAATCCATTTTTTTCACAATGGGTTTTGAGTAGTTGGTGATGTTTTTCACTGATTTTGACGTTTTTTGTTTTGTTTTCCATAATTAAAGATATAAAAAGATAAATAACTATCCTTTTATAAAAAGTATCGAAATCTTTGATAAAAACAAAGATATTTATAAGATAACTAATAAAAACATTTAACCAAAAACAAATCGATGGCAAATTCAAACAGAGTATTCGTTTCTCCAGGTGTGTACACATCTGAGAAGGATCTAACATTCGTAGCACAAAGCGTCGGAGTAACAACATTAGGTTTAGTGGGTGAAACCTTAAAAGGTCCCGCATTTGAACCTATTTTAATTGGAAACTTCGATGAATATAAAACATACTTCGGACCAACTTCACCTGAAAAATATGGTGATGGTAACCCAAAATATGAATTAGGGTATGTTGCAAAAGCATATTTACAAGAATCCAACCAACTATTCGTAACAAGAGTATTGGGATTAACAGGATATAAAGCAGGAAAAACATTCGGAATTAAAACTTTAGGTACTAAAAGTGACATTATTGTTGCGGCATTAAGATCAAGAGGACGTTATTCAGGTGAAACTTTAATATATGAAGTTACAGGTAACACCTCATTTGAAATTGCTTCAGGTACAACTTTAGAATCTAATCCATTAGCCGAATTTACAATTAATGTAACGGGTGTAACTGGAGGTGCAAAATCATTCACTTGTAGTTTAGATACAACATCTCCAAAATATATAACTAAAGTATTAGGAACCGCACCGTTTGATAAGGCTTATGGTGATGTACCACTTTACGTACATGAAGTTTATCCAAATTTAAATTTAAACCTTTATCGTAAAGGTTCGATTAGTGGACTAAGTTTAACTGAGGTATATAACGCTGAAGGGAATAATTTTGCTGACGGGTATGATGCAGATGATTTATCTAAATTAGCAGCCATTTCACCAACTGTAGTTTCAGAAGTAAGAGGTGGTAAAGTTGACGAATTATTTGATGTCATTACAATTTCAGACGGGGATACCGCAAATATTGAGGTTAAAATAACGATACAAAATATTAATTTAGATACTGGAGAATTTGATTTATTAGTTCGTGATTTTAATGACTCTGATGAAAATATGGTTGCGTTAGAGAAGTTTACAAGATGTAGTATGAATCCAGATGTTGCAGGTTATATCGCAAGAAAAATTGGAACATCTGATGGTGAATATTCATTAAATTCAAAATATATCATGTTATCAATGAGTGATAACGCACCTGTCGATGCATTTCCCGCAGGATTTAAAGGATTTGCAGGAGCAACAATCTCAGGGGCTACGTTAGGTAGTGTTTTATATAAAACTGAATTTTTTGATGCTGGAGATACAATATATACAGGAGCCACTCTTTCAGGTTATACAGGATTGACAAGTAGTGGTGACAAATATAGAAAAACGTCATTAGGTTTATCTTCTGATGGTTATTATAATTTTGATAGTGATTTATTTAAATATAAAGGTACGGGTTCTACAATGAATTATACCAATGGTTTTCACTTATCAACAAACGCATCCTCAATCACAGGAACTACATATCAATGTACTCCATACGATTTAGAAGGTCAAAGTGGTGGAGACTCTAATAAATTAACATCTATTAACTTTCGTAAATTCACATTTGCGGTTTGTGGTGGACATGATGGTTGGGATATCTATAGACAAACAAGAACAAACACAGACGCGTATGTTTTTGGAAAAAATACATACACATCAGGTAATACAACTAATGGAGGGTTATTTGGAACCGCATTTGGTACCGCTAACTCAGATTTATACGCTTATTTAAAGGGTATTGAAACATTCGCCAACCCTGAGGCTGTTAATATTAACGTATTTGCAACCCCAGGTATCAATTTCTTTGACCACTCATCTTTAGTTACACAAGCTATTGATATGGTAGAAAATGATAGAGCGGATTCAATTTATATTATTGGTTCTCCTAATGAATCAGCTTCAGCGAATGTTATTTCAGATTTAGAAGAACAAGGAATTGATTCTAACTATTCTGCAACATATTGGCCTTGGATTCAAGTAAGAGACACAGATAACGCAACTCAACTATATATCCCACCAACAGGTGAGGTTGTTAGAAACATTGCGTTGACAGATAACGTCTCTTATCCTTGGTTCGCGGTGGCAGGTTATTCAAGAGGTTTGGTAAATGCAATTAAAGCAACCAAAAAATTAACTCTTGATGAAAGAGATGAATTATACAAGAACAGAATTAACCCAATCGCAACATTCTCTGACACAGGTACCATTATATGGGGTAACAAAACGTTACAAGTTAGAGAATCGGCTTTAGATAGAATTAACGTAAGAAGATTACTATTGAGAGCAAGAAAGTTAATTTCAGCTGTTGCAGTTAGATTGTTGTTTGAACAAAACGACGACCAAGTAAGACAAGAATTCTTAAGATTGGTAAATCCAATTTTGGAAGCAATTAAGAAAGAGAGAGGTCTTTATGATTTCCGTGTAAGTGTATCAAATTCTCCTGAAGATATTGATGCTAACACATTGAGAGGTAAGATTTACATCAAACCAACTCGTTCTCTTGAATTTATTGATTTGGAATTCATTATTACTCCAACAGGAGCTTCATTTGAAAATATCTAATCTAAAAGGAGATATAAATAAGAAGGGGGTCGAAAGACCTCCTTTTTTGTTTGTGGAATGCTCCACGTGGAACGTTTTACGAGAAAAATGAATGTATACTCGGCCCAGTATATACTAGTATATTCTAGAACTAGTTATTTAAGTATTTATATTTAATAAAGAAATATAAGAGTTTATACTGGAACTAGATACTGGAGCCTGTAAAAAACTACGAAAAATAATTGACATAATCAAGTACTTTAATAAAAATAGTAAAAATAAATTATTTTCCAATATAGATATATTTATAAGTAAGTATAAAATAACAAAAAATTTAACAAATACAAAATGGCAGATTTACTAATGAAAATGCCGGTTCCATATGAACCGAAAAGAACAAACCGATTTATCTTAAGATTTCCATCTTCATTGGGGATTAATGAATGGTATGTGTTCTCCACATCTAGACCAAAAGCAAAAATTAAATCAGTAGAGATTCCATTCTTAAATACTTCAACATACGTAGCAGGTAGATTTGAGTGGGAGGAAATGTCTGTAACGTTTAAAGACCCAATCGGTCCTTCTGCATCACAAGCGTTAATGGAATGGTTCCGTTTACATGCTGAATCAGTTACAGGTCGTATGGGATATGCTGCTGGTTATAAAAAAGACATTGAACTTGAGATGTTAGACCCAACAGGTGTTGTGGTTGAAAAATGGATTTTACAAGGTACTTTCTTAACAGGATTGAACTTTGGAGATTTGGACTACTCAAGAGACGATATTGCAACTATTCAAGCTTCTTTAAGAATGGATAGATGTATTCAAGTTTATTAATATTACATTTTTTTCATACGTAAAGCCGATAACTCAGAAATGGGATATCGGTTTTTTTATTTATAAACTTTACTTTCTTGTAATTATTGTATAAACTTATACTATGGAAGAATATAAAATTGACCCAACAATCGCATATGACGTTGTAGAATTACCTTCTCGAGGGATTTACTACGCAAACAACAAGAAATCACTCAAAATTTCTTATTTAACTGCTGCAGATGAAAACATATTAGCGGCACCAAATCTAATACAGACAAATCAAATTGTTACAGAACTTTTAAAAAGAAAGGTTTTGGACAGAGATATGAATGTAGATGATTTAATTGAAGAGGATAAACAAGCGATTTTAATATTTTTAAGAAACACCGCATTTGGTACGGAATATAAGTTAACATTAACTGACCCAAAAACAGATAAGACATTTGATATTGAGGTTGATTTAAGTTCATTGGATTTTAAACCATTTGATTTGATTCCTGATGCAAATGGGGAATATTCATTTTTTATGGAGAAAAGTAAAATTGACGTTACTTTTAAATTTTTAACACAGAAACAAGAATTAGAGATAAAAGAAATTCAAAAGAGTTGGAACGGTAACGGTGTTGCACCAATTATCACAAAACAACTTGAATTCATGATTAAATCAATTAAGGGTAACAGAGATATTATGAATATCAGAAACCTAATTGAAAATTTACCAATAAAAGATTCCCAAAGTTTCAGGAAATTTATCAACGATAAAAAACCTGGAATCAATTTAAACAAAAAAACAACGACCCCTTCAGGAGAAGAAATCCAATTTGAAATTGGGTTTGGGGTAGAGTTTTTTCGCCCTTTCTACGGATTATAAACGAAACCAATTAACGGAGATACTTTTTTTAGTGAAAAGGGGATTTTCATACGGAGACATTATGTCAATGCCAGTCTATGTTAGGAAATATTTTATTTCATTCATGATGGAATTAGAAAACACTAACTAATCTATTTATATGTATGGCAACAATTAATTGGGAAGACGCTGGTAAAACATCAAAATCGTTAAAACATAATGATGTGGAATCCGCAAAGTATGCTAAAAGTTTAAATGGAGGTAAAGACTTAACAATGGCAGAAACTGCATCATTTGCTAAGGGATATGTTGGTACCGGTAAAGAGACGTCACAAGTTTCTACTACTGTATTTAAAGGAGTCTTAGGTTCATTAAAATCACAAGAGGCTGGAGGTTCATATGGTGATAGTAAGGGGATTGTGGGTGTTGACAAAATGGCTGAATTAGCGTTTAATACTGAAGGTTCTTTTTTGAAAATAGACCAAATAATTGGAAATATTGCAAAATATGGTTTAGAACAAGTAAATCAAGAATGGGCTAATCAAGCAACATTATTAACTGATATTAATACTAAAACCGGTTTAACTGGTAAATTATCAAAAGATTACAGAGAAGAAGTTTCGGCAGCATATCCTGCATTAGCAAGGTTAGGTATAGAATATTCTGAATTAGCAAGTGCAGCAGTATCATTAGTACAACAATCGGGTAAATTTAATTTAATAAATAAAGAGACTTTTGAGTCTATGGGTTTGGCTGCCAAAGCCTTTGTTGGTAGTTTGGCTGAAGTTGTTGAAATGATACCTGGTTTTGAAAGAGTTGGTATCGGAGCAACTGGTGTAGTGAAAGCAGTTTCAGAGGCTGGAGCAAGATCATTAAATCTTGGTTTAAGTTCACAAAAAGTAACAAAAGAATTATCACAAAATATTGGACTATTAAATTCATACGGTTTTCAAAACGGTGTTCAAGGACTTGAAAGAATGGTTCAAAAAGCGACCGAATTTAGAATTAGTATTGCTGAGGTTTCTAAATTGGCAGATAATGTATTTACACCTGAAAAGGCAATAGATTTAGCCGCAAATTTACAGGTGTTAGGTGGAGCGATAGGAGATTTTAATGACCCACTTAAATTAATGTATATGGCCACGAATAATGTGGAGGGATTACAAGATGCGTTAATTGGTGCTGCCGGTTCATTAGCAACATATAATCAAGCACAAGGAAGGTTTGAGGTAACAGGACTTAATTTAAGAAAGGCGAGAGAAATGGCACAAGCTTTAGGTGTTGATTATAAAGAATTAACCAACGCAGCAGTTGCAGCACAAGAAAGATTAACTGCGGGTGAATCCTTATCCGGTCTTAGTATTAAGGCTGAGGATAAAGAATTCTTAACAAATATTGCACAAATGAAAGACGGTAAAATGTCCATTGCTCTACAATCTAAAGAATTACAAGACTATTTTGGTAAAACATCTGTAGCGTTGGAAGATTTATCGTCATCACAAGCAGATAAATTATTGGATTATAAAAAAGAATTCGAAAAATTACCACCTGAAGAAATTGTTAGAAAACAAGCTACTGATGTTGAAAATATTAGGAGAGATTTAACTTTTTTAGTTGCATCTGCAAGACTTGAGGGTACTAAATTAATAAAGGCGGTTGCGGATAGTACCGGAATATCATTAGAAAAGGCTGCAAAATATGTACAAAATATGACTGGGTCAAGTGAGGCTGAGGTTAAAAAACAATTAGGTCAATTAACCGCAGAACAGAAAAAAGATAATGATAAAAAGGCACAAAAGGTTAATGTAAATGCTCCAAAATCTTCAGAAAATATAACTGCGGATCAAGTTAAAAATGAAGTTGAGAAAAAAGTTGCGGATACAAATAAAGGAACACAAAATGTGAACATGAATGTTAAACATGAAGTTCAAGTTCCTGCGGTTATGGATGCACTTCAAAGAGAAATTGTAAAAGACCAAAGTTTATTTGCGAGTTGGGGTTCAAGAGCGGATTCAGATTACACAACACCTCCAGTTGCTAAAGGAAGATAAATTAGTTTATATCTATTTATATTAAAACAGAATAATGCCAAGTTACTTAGACTTTGATTCAACCAAAAATTTTAGAGATAAAATACTAGGTAAAACGTTAAATAGACCAAATGGTCCACAAACGTTTACCAAGACAGACTATGGTGTGCAAAATACAAGTGATATTGCAAATAAGGATTTAGACAATGTTGACACTAATAGAGGTAATGATTTATTAATACCACAGAATTCCAACACATTTAAACCTGAAACTTACACAATCAAAGAGGATTTAAATACATTACCAAGAAGGTCGAATTTAAATTTATATCCATATTTTCCAACTAATGGACAATCATATAGTTTGATTGGAATAATGAATGCAGACCAATATGATACTGAGTCTGAGTTATTCAAATTCGCAGCAAATAATATTAAAAATAATACTGACGGACCCGTTTATTCAAGAATTGCTCAAAATGTTGAAAAAAATACATATGGTCGAGTTAGAATCCTTGATGCGTTAAATGGTAATACTGCCACTGCGGTAAACATTATTACAGGTAGAGAACCTTTAATTGAATCAAATTATAAAATTACAGTTGATAATACGTTAAGTATTCCGGGTCAGGCTATTAATTTTTTAGAGATTGTATCTGGTATACAATTACCATTCTCAACAATACCGGGAGATTACCTTAGTAATCCATCAAACCCAATCAATTACAGACCCGTGGCACCCACGGAGTTAGGTAAACTATATCAAGATGTAACTGGTGCTTTAGGTTCTTTAATTGGAATAAAAAGACGTCCTAAATTAGATAGAAAACCTTCAGACCTATTGATTGAACATATGGGTCAAGGACAAAAAAATAGATTATTCGATTTGTTGTCATTTTCAAAATACGCTCCAAACTATACAACAACCGCAAGATCACAAAACACATCAAAAATATTCAACTTTGTAGATAAAACTGCACAAGGAATTAAAAATTTATTAGGTTTAGAGGCACCTAAAGGTATTGCATATATTGGTGATGATAGAGGTGAAGATGTAAAATATGCAATGAATGATTTTAATGATAGACCAGTTAGAAGTAGTTATTATTTAACACTACTATTTGATGAAGTGTCAGCAAATTTATTTCATTCAACTAAAAATTATACAGAAGGTGGTTCTATTGGTGGTAAATTATCATGGATTAGTAAAAACTCAAAAAATGAGTTAGGTGCTAATAATCAACAATTTGCTGATAGTGCATCAGCATTAACAGAATCCCTATCGACAAAATACGATTTTAGGTCAGATTCCATATTAGGAATTACACAAGAAATATTGGATTCAATGCCATCAGATGGTGGTGCCGCTCGTTCACATGTTGCAAATGTGATAGACCAAACAAGTAGAATATTCCAAGACGGTGATATTAAAATATCACGAGGTTCGGCAATTAAGTATACCGATAAGTACGGTGGTGAAAAGGGTGTTGAATATTGTAGAGTTTGGACAAAAGATAGACCATATTCACATCTTTCAGATACAATGAAAAGAACGTCAATTATTAGAAAATATGACGGCAGTGTAATGGGTGGTGGAAGTAGACCTTGGAATTTAAATATTGGACCGATGTCAAATGGTAGAAAATCATTTGATAATTCAACCAACATCAAAGATGGTCAAGCTAAAAAGTACATGTTCTCTTTTGAAAATTTAGCATGGAAATCATCAAATAGAGATGGATTCAGAGTTTCAGATTTACCTGTTTGTGAAAGAGGTCCAAATGGTGGTCGTGTTATGTGGTTTCCACCTTATGATTTAAAGGTAAGTGAACAAAACGCTGCTAGATGGGAAGAAAATTCATTTTTAGGAAGACCTGAACCAATATACACATACCAAAACACAGCAAGAAGTGGACAAGTTTCATTTAAAGTTGTTGTTGATCACCCAAGTATTTTAAATCTTTTAGTAAGAGAACATTTTGGTGGAATGAGTGATGAAGAATCTGAAAATTATATTAACGCATTTTTTGCTGGATGTAAAGATGAAGATTTTTATAGCTTAATTCAAAAATACACACAATTAGATCAGAATGATGTTAACAATATTAAGGCGTATTTGAATGCGGGTTCACCGAAAGAGATAATTAAAAAATTCAAATATACATCGGAGGATGTTACTATAACAAAACCTGATACAAATTCAGAAAAGACTAATCAACCGACACCATTTGAAAAACAATTTTATTTTGATAATGATTTTCCTAAGGTTGGCAGTGATGATGTAACATCAAGTCAAACATATTCACAATTATTTGCGGCTTATTCTGGAAAAAGTGGAACTTTCGTTACCGATTTAGATGGTGATTTAAAAAAATTATTTACAGGAACCACCACAAATTATATATCAGATATAAAAACGTTATTTGGTGACACTACGGTTACAGGATCAACAATTAGTGCGACCACAATAACTAACCAAACAACTAAAATCACAAATGCGTTTAGTGAATTAACTAATACATATAATTCATATATTGATAAAATTAATGAAATTAAAACAGGATTAGAAAAAAATAACATAAAAGAAGTTAATTTTAGAATTTTTACATCAACATCTGAAGTTGCTGACGACACGTATAATTTTTATTTAGGTGTAAGAAGAATTCACAGTATCATTATTGATATTTTTGATAAAATTAAAAAAGATAAAACACCAAATTTAAAGTGGCCGTCTAAAAAAGAGTTTTCAAATTTCCAAAAAAAGGGATTTCCACTTTCACAATTTCCATTTGGTTATACATTTGAAGATTTTGGTTATGTTGGTAATAAAGGTGTAATAACTTTTGTTCATAAAACCGAGGGTGAAAGTGCTGTGTTATCAAACGGTGGAGGTGAAAAAAATCTTAACTGTAAGACAGTATTTAAAACAACATTTGGTTTAAAAACAACCGCACCTGTTGCGTTCTTTTGTAGACAGGCCAATGTTAGTATTGAAGTTAGTACAAATCCCGCAGAAACAAAAGAACCCACTACAATTACAATACCTAAGATTAAAATTGAAGACGACGAACCACAAACAATATATAATTCAAAACCACCAATAGATGTGATGAAAAGAATCATCATGAAAACTTTATCTGAATGTTTTTATTTTAAA